GCTTTTTGGTTGCTACCAGGCGCAGGGCATCCGTGCCCATGTTGGCAACAGCATCCCCACTGGCGCACAGGGCAGCAGCCCAGCAGCGTTCCAGCGGGGTCATGCTGCGCCGCCTGCGGGTTCCACGGCCTTGGCCTGGGCTTTGCCGGCCACCAGGCCCATCACATAGGCCATAGCCTGGGCACGTTCCGCCTGGGTCATCTTTGCCAGCTCTTTGGCCAGCTCTTCATCAGTAAGCATCTTTGTGTTTTCCATTCTGTTTTCCATTCTGTTTTCCTTTCTGCCCCTGTGCGGGGCGCTTTTCGCATACGGGTGGCAGCGGTTCTTGTGCCGTTGCGCTGCCCCGTGCTATAATTGCCCTACCAATGCCAGCAGCGCATGGCTGATGGTGCGCAAGCACACGCACCAGGCCGCCCCGCCAAGACAAAGAATCAAAAAGTCTTCCACGATTGGTCTCCTAACATATAATTTTTTTGCTCCTGCCCTATCTCATGCACAGGGGCGCACCCTCTTTCGTGACGGAAAGGAGGTGCTGCTGTGAAAAAAGTCACTGTAAAATCCGTTGCCGAAGTAAAGCAACTCTTGACTGACGGATACGAATTGATTTACTGGTTCTACTGGGCCGGTAATCCCAAAACAATGACTTATACCCTGCAAAAGACTGAGCACTGATAAACAGGCGGTGCCCCTGTGCATGAGATAGGGCAAGAATTTGAAGAACCTTTCTGGGTATACTATTGGTAGATACCACATATAACCTTCGGTTTGTGCTTGCATTTGTGGTATATACACATATTACACCACAAGAATGTGTTTGTCAACACTTTTTATAAAAATAATTGTGTTGCACAACACATTGATATATGCTATAATATAAAAGGAGGTGATAAAAACGAATAACCGAATTTGCGCCGTGCGTAAAAAATTGGGACTTACGCAAAAGGACTTCGGTGCTGCACTTGGTGTTAGCCGCGACGTTGTTGCAAATCTCGAAGCTGGGCGCGTACCGGTGAAGGATCCGTTCCTCAAACTGTTGTGCTCAACGTATAATGTCAACGAGGACTGGCTGCGCAACGGCACCGGCGGCCCGGAAGCCATGTTCAACGCCCCGGCGCTGGACGACCTGGTGGAACAGCTGGCCCAGAAGTACGATCTGGACTATATTGGCCGCGAAGTGATCCGCACCTATGTCAACATGGATACCGCCGCGCGGGTGTCCATCAGCCGCTTTGTCATGCAGCTGACCCGCAATGTGGAGCGCAGTGAAGCCGAAATGCTGGCCCAGCAAGCCACCACCGAAAACGACCCAAACGCCGCCGAAGTTGCCACCTGATCCTCTGGCGCTGGCAATTTTGATCAAAAATACCGCAGTCAAGCATCAGACTGCGGTATTTTTGTTGCAATTCTTTCCCGTTTGTGCTACTTTATATACAAGGATTCAAGGGGAATGCGGGTAAATTATATTATTTACCCGTCTGTATCTATGTTTAGCAGCCCCTGCCGCAATAGTTGGCAGGGGCTTTTGCTTATTATAGCGGTATAAAAAGCAGGAGGTATTTATCATGGGCATTTTTGACACTATTCAAGAGGAATCTACGTTCTCCAGGGGATCTGGCATCAGCTACCAGTATGTTGTGCTGCAGGTTACCCTGAAAGAAAAATTTATCGGCACAGGTTCCGGCAATCTGACAGAATTGGAGAAAGTCATCAACGAACAGGCAGCCAAGGGATACCGCCTGCACACGATCTCCACCACAAGCAGCGGTAGCAAAGGCATAATGTGCGGCGACCGTATTCAGGCAACCATGGTATTTGAAAAGCTGGGCTGATAAACTAGTATTTGCAAATGCCAGCCATATTTTTATGGCTGGCATTTGCTTTTCACAAGGGGAAAGAGCCCTGCCGGGAAATCCGGCAGGCAGGGAGTAATATCATGTCTGCTACAATTCCATCTCTTATGCAAGCCCCGCGGGCTTTCGGCTACTGCCGTAAATCTACCAATGAGCAGCGCGAGGAATCCCTGGAGGCCCAACAGCGTGCAATCGTCACCTTTGCCGCCACGGCAGGGTATGAGCTGGTACAGGTGTATAAGGACCATGGCAACAGCGGCCGCCGCGGGGAGCGCCCGGAATTCCAGCGCATGCTGGCCGATGCAGCTGCCGCCGGGGTGCAATACATCATCGTGCACAAGCTGGACCGCTTTTTCCGCAACGCGGATCAGCAGACGGTGGTCGAAATGCAGCTGCGCCGGCAGGGCATTCAGGTCATTTCCGCGGCGGAACACTTTGACGCCACTCCGCAGGGCCAGTTCATGCGCAATGTAACCAAGGCCATCAACCAATGGTACAGCGCCAATCTGGCGCAGGAGGTTGCCAAAGGTCTGCGCGAAAATGCCCTGACGGCAAGAACCACAGGCGGCCCGCCGCCGCTGGGCTATACGGTGGATAAATCTACAGGCCAGTATGCCATTGTTCCGCGGGAGGCTGAGGCGGTGCAGCTGATCTTCAAGCTGTACCAGCAGGGAGCAGGCTACACTGAAATTATAGATGCCCTTAACGCTGGGGGCTATGTAACCCGCCGGGGGCAGCCATTCGGCAAAAACAGCCTGTACGACATCCTGCGCAACGAAAAATACACCGGCCTGTATATCTGGAATCGCCTGGCCCCCGCCGATGTGGACGGCCGCACCAGCCGCCGCAGGCTCAAACCGCGGGACGAATGGGTTTGCGTGGAGAATGGCATGCCGCAGATCATCCCCACGGAACAGTGGCAGGCCGTGCAGGACGAAATGGATAAACGCAAGCACCGCAACGCCCAGTACAAGGCAAAGGCTTTCTACCTGCTTTCTGGGCTGGTATATTGCGGCGGCTGCGGCGGGGTCATGTCCGGCGAAATGCACCGCTACAACAGCCACGGCAAGGCGGTGGAGTACCGGTACTACCGCTGCACTGCCCAGCACCGGCAGCACGACGGGGGAGCGCACGCCCACCGCGTCAACGCTGACCGCTTAGAGAATGCAGTGATTGATTATATTCAACATATTGTGCTGGATCCTGTTAATATGGACGCCCTATGTGTTGCTGTGCTGGAAGCCCTGCAGCCGGATGGCCGCAACGCAGAGCGCGCCAAAGAACTCAAGCAGGAAGCCGGCATAATACAGCAAAAGGTCGACCGCCTGTATCAGGCCATCGAAAACGGCCTGGATGCTGCCGGGGCCATTGAGCGCATCAATGCCCTGCAAAAACAGCGCATGACCCTGCTGGCCCAGGCCAATGATCTGGATGTCAGCGCAGAATCAGCCGCTGCCAGTGTGGATGAACTGCGTCGTGTGTGGTCCGGCATAAACCTGCGCGAATTGCAACCCGAAAAAATGCGCGCAATCGTGCGCGACCTGATCTATAAAATTGTTGTGTTTGATGACGGCCCGCGCGGCAGCCGCCTGCGCATTATCCTGAACCCCGCCCGGCTGAACCCTGCCGCCATCCCGAAGGCCATCGAAACAATGCCGTTTTCTGAACTGCAAAATTTTTCGCATACGGGCGGCAGCGGTCTACCCCTGCCAAGGTAAGCCGTACACCTTCGGGTGTGCGGCTTTTCTCGTTGGCTGTTCGGCGTGAGCTCCAGTGGCGCTGTAAAAGCATACAATTCAGCCGCTGCTTTGGGGAAATATATTTTTCTTTGCAGCCCACTTGATTTTTTGTTTTGTTATAGTATAATTAACTCCGCGCTTGAGCAAAACAGGGTGCCAACCACCCTCTTTTTTACTTTTGCGCGTTGTTTTGTGTGGAAAAATGATCTTGTTGAGGGAACGCATATGACCAAAGATTTAACGAGCGGAAATCCGTTCAAAATCATCCTGTTGTTCACCCTGCCGCTGATGCTGGGCAACCTGTTCCAGCAGTTTTACAGCCTGGCAGATACCATCATTGTGGGCCGTTTTGTCGGTGTCAATGCGCTGGCGGCAGTTGGCGCTACCGGCTCGGTCAACTATCTGATCCTGGGTTTTGTTATTGGCATGTGCAACGGCTTTGCTATCCCCATCGCACAGCTGTTTGGTGCCCATGATGACAGCGACCTGCGCCGCCATGTGGCCAATGCAACCTGGCTGTGCATTGCCTGGGGTGTTGTGCTTACCGTTGTCACGGTGGCGCTGACCCGCCCCATTATGGAGCTGATGCAGACCCCGGCGGACATTATTGATGGTGCCAGCACCTACATTGGCTGGATCTTTGCGGGAATTCCCTTTGTTTTTCTCTATAATATGGTTTCGGCCATCATGCGCGCTTTGGGCGACAGCAAAACCCCGCTTTACTTCCTGGTGCTGACCAGCGCTGTCAACATTGTGCTGGATCTGGTGCTCATCATCAACTTTAATATGGGCGTTTTGGGTGCCGCTGTGGCAACCGATGTTTCGCAGGCAATCTCCGGCGTGATCAGCCTGATCTATCTGATCAAAAAGTTCAAGATCCTGCATATGACGCGGGATGAATGGAAATACAGCCGCTCTACCTGCCGCCGCCTGTCTGCTATGGGCCTGCCCATGGGCCTGCAGTGTACCATCACGGCCGTGGGCGGCGTTATAATGCAGTGGGCCGTCAACGGGCTGGGCCGCTCTGTGGTTGCCGCCATTACGCCTGCGGG